TGGGGCATCCACCACCGCCAAAAAACACGGGTTTTCATCAAAAGGCGGTCAGGAAACGCACCAGGCTTAAATCAGCCAATCATTTACCATCAATATTATGACGCAAAGGGAATTGGCCAAGCAGCTTGATCTATCAATTGGCTATGTCAGCAAGCTGTGCCAGGAAGGGATGCCCAAGGATCTGGTGCAGGCCAGGGATTGGCTGAAGGCGCGCAAGGCAGGCAGGCTGCGTAAGCTACCAGCCCCACCACCCAAGCCAGCTGCTGCTCAGCTCAGCCCTGTTCAGCTGCAGGCAGTGACAGCCCTGGCCAATGGCTCACTTGATTATGCCCTGGCTCAGCACATCCTCATCATTGATCTGGCGCGTGATGCACTGATGGCAGCAATATCTGGAAACGATCCTGCCCAGGCCAAGCTGCAGACAGCATACAATGGCAGCTTGAAGGGGCTGGTGTTTCTCCAGGATAAGGAGAAGGCCAGGGCAGTGGAAGCCAGGGAGCTGATCAAGCTGAGTGAAGCCCAAGCCTTCATTGCCAAGTGGACGGCCAAGGTGGTGCAGAAGCTAGACAAGCTTCCCCTTGAATGTGCTGAGGGATGCAATCCTGACAGACCTGAAACGGCCATTAAATCCCTTACCAAGTGGGCAATTGAAGTGCGCAGTGATCTGGCAAAGGAAACCCTATGACCAGCCAGGAAGCCAGGCTGCTGGCCACAGCACAGGATACCATCAGGCCAAGCTTCACAGGTGATGTGGTGCAGTGGGTGGAAGATAATGTGAATGATGTGCCTGACTCAATGATAAGGGGAAAGCTCAGCCTGAAGCGCACACCCTGGCTGGCTGAGGCACTGCGCATCCTCACTGATCCTGAGACAAAGCTGGGTGTGGTGATAGCTGCAACGCAGTCAGGCAAATCCCTGCTGCAAAGATTGTATGCGCTGTGGCAGATTGTAAATGCCCCCGCACCTTTTATGATGCTGCAGCCCACAGATCCAGAAGCCAAAGATTTCTTCATCAGGTATGTGCGCCCACTGATTAATCAATGCCCACCAGCCAAGGCACTCCTGTCTGATGGGGATAATGATAAAAGCACAGTGGCCGATTTCACCAATGGTGTAACCCTGTATTGCAGGGGTGCTTGGAATGAGGGAAATCTGCAACGCCTTTCCCTGCGCACAGTGATTATGGATGAAGCCTGGATGTATCCCAGGGGGCATATCCTGGAAGCTTCAGCGCGCACCCAGGCTTTCAGCTGGATGGGTAGGGTGCTGGCCTTTGGCCAGGCTGGTAATAAGGGTGATGAATTCCACAGCTTGTATGACAGCACTGATCAAAGGGTGTGGCACTTTGCCTGCCCCAGCTGCAGCAAGCTTCAGCCCTGGCTGTGGGAGTTTATTCGCTTCCCTGAAGAAGCTAAGGTGGGTGGTATGTGGGATACCAAGCTGGTGGAAGTGGGCACTACATATGAATGCGCGCACTGCCAGGTCAGGCTGAAGGATACCCCAGGGGTAAGGGCTGAAGCCAATAACCCTGAAAGGGGTGCAAGCTTCAAGGCCACCAGCACAGGCAGTAGCTGGGGCAATGTTGGCCTGCATTGGAATTGCCTGATCAATTCATCCTGGGGCAAGGAAGCTGTCAGGATGCTGAAGGCCAAAGAGAGTGCAGACCTGTATGGGGATGAGTCTGGGCGCAGGGTGTGGAAGCAAAAGAGATTGGCACTGCCCTGGTCAGAAGATGGTGGCGAAATTGCAAGCCAGGCCAAGGCTGGTGATTATTCCCTGGGTGATGATTGGGATATGGAAGCCAAGATCACAGGTGAAGCCAGGGTGGTGGATATCCACAGCAGCAATATCCCTGATGGCTCAGTGCCATTCCGCACCCTTTCCATAGATGTGCAGCGGGGCTTCTTCTGGGCTGAGGTAAGGAGCTGGAGCAAGACAGGCCACAGCAGGCTGCGCTGGTTTGGCAAGGTGGACACTTGGCAGCAGCTGGATGATCTGGCTAAACTCCACCAGGTAAACAAAGCCCTGGCTGGTGTTGACTCAGGAGATCAGACGCAAGAGGTCTATGCCCAATGTGCAGCCAGGGGATGGAAGGCACTGAGAGGAAGTGGCCAGGCTGATTTCACTGTGCAGGATATGGGCACTAAAACCACCAAGCGATTTTATTCTGACAAGCAGCTGATCTTTGTGCCAGGCCAGGCGCGCAGATGTGAAATGATTGTGTGGAGCAATCTGGCCACTAAGGATCTCCTGGCTGGATTGCAGAAACGCAGGCTGCATACCTATGCAAGAAATGTGCCTGATGATTATGTGGCACAGCTCACAGCTGAAGTGAGGGTGAAGGATAGCAGATCAGGCAAAGCCCATTGGATTATGCCAGCTGGAAAGACAGCAGGCAATCACGCCTGGGATTGTGCCTGTATGGGTGTGATCCTGGCTGTGCGCTGGGGCATCATTGGCAGGGATGTGTCTGAAGAAGAAAGGCCAGGCGCGCAGCCTGAAGGTGGATTGACACAGGCCACTGATGGGGCAGGATAAGGCAAGTGCTTGCTGGTCTGTGCAAAGCAATCGGGTGGGATCATTGTAATGTGGGGCAGGCCAGCAAGCACCCCCATTGACCTTTGGTGCAATTTCAAATGGCTTCTTCAGGGATTTTCATTGGGCTTCCTGTTCTCACTCTTGTGGCAATCAGGGATGCTGCCCTGGTGGAATTAACCACAGGGGTGATCACCACAAGCTACAGTGACAGTGGCACAAGTGTTAGCAAGGCCATCACAATGCCTGCCAAGGAGCGTTTCAGTGAAGCCTGCTTTGCCCTATCAGCTGCGGACAGTGACACCTATGGTGAGCGCACCACTGTTATCAAATCCAATTGGCAAAATCTGGAAGATTAATTTATGGCTAAACGCAAAACCACACAGCCTACCATCCAGGGTGATGGTGCTAAACCTAAGCACCTGGCTGGCTCAGCTCAATTCACCAGCATCCAGGCCAGCACCAATCGTGCTGCAATCTATGGCACAGCTGTAGATTTCTCAGTGGATTACACAGCCAATGATAGGCTGGAGATGATTAAACGCCTGAGGTATGGTGAGCGCAATTGTGGCCTGGTGCGCCAGATCCTGGGTGATTATGTGACCTATGTGTGTGGGGCAGATGGCATCACCATCCAATGCCACAGTGCAGATGGGGATAAGGCTGCGATTTATGAAGAAGCTTTTGCTGAAGCAGCCAAGCAGCTGGATCTGTCAGGGCGATTTTCCTGGGTAGATCTGCAACGCCTGCCCCTTAGGGGCGCGCTGCGTGATGGTGACAGCTTTGGCATCCTGACCACAGATGAGCTTGGCAATCCCAAGATCCAGCTGGTGGAAGGGCATAAGGTAGGCAACCCTGAGGGAGTGCCTGTGCCTGAAGGGATGATTGATGGTGTGCGCTTTGACAGTGTTGGCAGAATTGTATCTTACAATTTTCTGCAGCCCAATAAGGTCAGCAGGGAGATCCCTGCCAATTCTGTGATGCACATCTGTGAGCAGGATTATTCATCTGGCGCGCGGGGGCTTCCCCTGCTTCAACACAGCTGGGCAGATATTCAATCGGAGGATGAGCTACTCAAATTGGAAATGCTCGCTGTCCGCAATGACTCCGATTTCACAAGGGTGTTGCACAAGCAAGGTGGCTTTGTCGCAGGCCAGCTTAAGGATGAGATGGGCACAAGTGGCAGCAATGGTGAAACCCTGGCCAGAAAGCTAGGGGGCAAGCTGGCTGTGCTTGAGCCAGGTGAAAGCCTTGGCAGCTTAGAAAGCAAACGGCCAAATGGAAATTTCGTTTCTTTCCTTAAGGCCATCCAATCTGATATCAGCAGGGGATCTATCCCCTATGAATTCATTAACCCTTCTGAAGCAGGGGGCGCAGCACTGAGATTAATTGCTGCCAAAAGTGACAGGGTATTTTCCCGCTGGCAGACCATCCTGATTGAGCGTTTTATCATCCCTATTTATAGGTATGTGATTGGCACTAAGATTGCCAATGGTGAGCTGCCTGACAGCCCCGATTGGTGGAAGGTCAGCTGCACTACACCTAAACGCCTTACCATTGATGCTGGCCGTGATGCTGCCCAGGATCGTGCTGATGTGGAGCTGGGGCTGCTTTCTATGTCTGAGCTTTATGCCCAGCGCGGATTGGATCTGCGCACTGAGATGGTGAAGCGCGCCAAGGATTTCAAATTTATCAAGGAGCTGGCTGAAGCTGAAGGCTTGCCACTTTGGATGCTATACAAGCCAGGCTTCAATTGGCTGCAAGATGGCCAGGGCAAACCTACTGCCACTGAATTCCAGATTGCCCAGGCTGATGGCAGCCTGCCTTCTCCTGATCAGCCTGCCTAACTTTAAACCCTATGCGCTCACTTATCAAAGCAATCAATGGTCAACGCCCCTTCCTGGTAGATTACCAGGTTGCACAGCAGCACCTGGCCATAGTCCAAAAGCAGGGCTTTACTGATCTCCTATCCAAATTTTTTGGTGAAGCTCCTAAGCCTTACCAGGTAGGCAGCACATTTATCATCCCTATCCAGGGTATGATTGGCAAGGGGCTAAGCCCACTTGAAGGCATTGGTGCTACTGATGTGGAAACAGTGGATGATTGGATTGACCAGGGTATGGCATCTGATGCCAAGCGCATCCTGTTCAATATCAATTCAGATGGTGGCACGATTGATGGGGTGGAGGAATTGGCCAATAAGATCAGGGGGCTTGGGAAGGAAACAATTGCTTACACATCTGGCTCAATGAATTCCGCTGCCTATTGGATCGGAAGTGCCAGCACGCGCCTGGTGGCATCCAGCTCAGCTTCTGTAGGGAGCGTGGGTGTGTATGCTGTGGTAACAGATGTATCTGAGCAAGCCAAGGCAATGGGCATCAATGTCCGCATCTATCGATCTGATGAGCTTAAGGGCATTGGTGTCCCTGGCCTGCCAATCACTGAAGCCCAGGATGCCTATCTGCAGAAATCCGTGATGGATGCTGCCAACAGCTTTAAGGCTTCCGTGAAGATGAAGCGCACAATGGTGGCTGATGCTGATCTAAATGGTGGCACAATGTCTGGCAAAGAAGCTGCAGCAAAGGGCTTGGTGACAGGTCTGGCCGACAGCTTGAAGATCCTGCTTGGCCAGCTGGAAGGCACAGCCAGCCAGGGTATCCAGGCCAAAGCTTTCAAGAAGTGATTTGACCATTGGTGCATTAATAAGATGGCCACAGAAATTACATCCTCCACCCCTGAAGAAATGGTTGCTCAGCTCAATGCCAGCCTTGGCACTGCCCAGGCTGAACACTCTGAGCTGAAGAAGGCTTTTGAAGCCTTAGCAGCTGAGAAGATGGCCAGCACTGAAGCCATCAAGCTTGAGGCCACTGAAGCCCAAAAGAAGCTGGCTGATGCGGAAAGCATCATTGCCATCCTCACAGGTGAGAAGGATACCCTGGCCAAGCAGCTTGCTGAAGCCCAGGCCAATCAGATCACAGCCAGCAAGGAAGCTGCCAAGGTGGTAGCTTCCCTGGGTGTTAAGCCTGTGGCCAATTCCCCAGCTACTGACGCGCTGGCTGAAGCCCAGGATGCCAAGCAGATCTTTGCATCCTTTATGGCAATGAAGCCTGGTGCTGAGCGCCAAGCCTTCTTCCAAAAGCACAAGAGCATCATTGCTCCTGGCTTCTAATTTTTTCCCTAACTCTAATACCTAAATAACTAAATCAAATGGCTAACACATTCACAGCAGCTCCTGCTGTTCTCTCCGAAATCGTCCTTGCTGGCCTTAAGGGTCGCTTGGGTGTTCTCTCCGCTTTCTCCACAAACCTCACCACCAATGCCGTAGGCAAGTCAATCCAGGTCAATCTGGTTTCGGGTGGTGTTGCCAAGGAATTCTCTAAGGCAAATGGTGGTTACAAAGAAGGTGACAATGCAGAT